CAGGTATTTTTACTTTAAATACAGGTACAGGTATAACTGTAACTGGTGTAATTATAACTTTCACTTTCGCTACTAGTATGCCTAATTCTAACTATGCTGTATCTTTAACACCTACTAGTGCAACTGCGGCAGGCGTAGTAGGTATGTATATAATTGTAAGTAGTTTGAATGCCTTTAGCATTAGATGTACAACTTTATTAACTGCTTCCACTACTTATCAATGGAGGTTTACTGTAATTGGAAATTTACCGTAATTGGAAATTAAACTTTATAAAATGAATAAATCTGATATAATTTAGGAATTATTTAATGTAGGTGTAATAATGAATATCCAAGAAAGAATAGACGAAACTAAAAATAGAATGAAGTTAATGAATAGTGTAACTATTGATTGGCAATATGCTCAGCAACTTCTACTTGAACTTTTCCCTATTATAAGGAAAGAGGCTATAGATCCTAAAACAATTCAAATGGAATATCATACTCTTTTTAATTTATTCTCTAGTATAGAAAATCATGTTAAAGGACTAAAAGAAATGATACCTTTTAATGCTAACGAAGAAGCTAAAGGTATTCAAACAATCAATGGCACCTCAGGAGAAATAGATCAATAAATGGGCACATTTATAACCCCTTATAGCCCAATATTTAAGGATTTAAATAATACAATAACTACTATAGCTCTAGCCGATACTAATGTTTTACTTATTAACTCAATAAATATAACTAACATAGGATCGGCTCCTATTAGATTTAATCTGATTAAATCTAGAACTGAGGGCATCACTAAGAGATTTTGTTATGGTGCTACTACAGCTGATTTGCCTACTATTATTTATAATAATGGCTCAACAGGTGTAGGAGCTACTATTACTAATAATTCAGTTACATTAACTGCGTTCTCTATTGATGGTTTATTTCCTGTTGTTAATTCCAGAATCTTAGTAAAAAACCAAGCTACTACTTACCAAAATGGTATTTATACTCTTACGACTGTAGGTAGTAATTCTATACCATGGGTTTTAACTAGGGCTACTGACTATAATAAGGTTCCCCAAATAAATAGTGGTGACTTAATATACATAACAAATGGTACATTAAATGGTACTCTAACCTTCAAAGAGACAACGACCATTACGGCAATAGGTACAAGTCCTATTATTTTTATAAAAAATATTCCTTCAGAAATAGCATTAATTAACGAACTTGAGATCAAACCTTATGTTAATGTTAACGTAATTTGTAGTACAGGTGTACTAACTCTAGAATATAATCCCAGACCTTTTACAAGCGATAAATTGGTTTGTTTTTCTAATGGTTACACTCAATTATTCAATTGTAATGTAGAAATTATACAATTGAATGAATTACCCATACCTTAAGTAGTATTAGTTAACTTAAGTAAAATTATTAATCTTTTATAAATTAGTTTCGTGATATAATACTCTTTTAATCTAAAAGAGTATTATATGTCTAAAGACGATTTTTTCGGCCCTGTCACAAGATTAAGTGCATTAGCCTTTGATATAGAAGGGCCAGGTAGTTTTGGCCCTATATATCCACCCAATTTAACTACAGACCAAGTACTGGAAATACCTGTTACTACTTATCTACCTGGAGCTATAGTATTTAATACAAATACTGAAGAGCTAGAGACCTACTCAGCAGCTGGTTTTTGGTTACCTATTCTTACAGCTGAAAGTGATATTGATGTAACTACAATAACAGCTGAGACTGGTGATTTTGATGTTATTAACTGTAATACTATTAATAATGCCAATACTATCAATACAACCGCTTTAATTGCATCAGGAGCTATGGAAGCAGGTAGTGGTGCAATTAGTGGTAATTTGGGTGTAAATGGTGTTCTGACAGCTGGTTCAATAGGTTCAATAGGAACTTTAACAGCAGATGGAGCCACTGCACTTCAAGGGGTAACTATAGCTGGGAATCTAACAGTTAGTGGGAATACTAGTCTTGATGATATGTCAGTTAGTGGGAATACTATTCTTGATACTATGTCAGCAGCAACTGTAGATATAAATGATTTTGAAGCTAATACAGCTAGGATTGACAGTTTGTTGTATGGTCAATCATCAAATACAGGTACCTCACCTATAACAGCTTCTTTAGATGTAGCAGCAGGGTCAGGTGCTACTTACACTATGACAGGATCTAACTTAGGTGGAGTTTTTAGATTAGTTACAGGCACAAGTCCTGCAGTTGCTGGTAATGTTATTGCTACATTTACAATACCTTCTGGATTGTTACCTTATCTTAGTGCTAATTGGAGCGTCATATTTATGCCTGCATCTACAACTACGGCGTTATATGAAACTACAAGCAATATTTATATAACCGTAGGAGGCGCAGCAAGTAATAACTTTATAATGGGTACATCTGCTCTACCGTTGATTGCATCTACAACTTATATTTGGAATTATATTTTAGTAGGAAATATATTAGGTACCTAATATGAATCCAGCAATGACCAACTATTTGCAGTCTCAACAGCAAAATGACCAAACACAAGGGGTCCCTCAAGCCGAGGCCCCAGTGTTTAATCCATTCGACAGTGGAATAAAAAACGCTATTGAGAGTGCTAGAGTTTCACTTGATATGACTGAAAAGCAGCAAGATAAAGCTATGCGTAGGTCTATGTTATCTTTCGCTAATGCTTATAGTCAAGAGCCAAGACAAAAAGGATTCATGGCAAATTTCGGATCAGTCGCTAGGTCTTTGTCACCTGCTATTCTAGAACATGATAATGCTGAAGATGTGGCGTTTAAGGAAAATAACGCTTTGGCCAATCAGATATTAGCTTATCAAGCTGCAGAACAAAATCGTCAAGCTCAACAAGAAGATAAAATGTGGCATAGATCACATGCTGAAAATCAATTAAATGAACAGCGAAGATATCATAATATGATGGGTGAACGTCATAAGCAAAATCAAGTAGATAATACTCCTGTCGAAGTGAATGGGGTGGAATTACAACCTATTACCACTCAGAAAAATCTTGATTTATACCTTAAAGATAAAAAGGCATTAGGGGGGGCATTACATCAAGTTAATACTATTGAAGATGCTTTCAAGCAATTTAGAACTGACTATAAGGATAACTGGATTGATCCTATGTCACCTGCAAAAGGCGTAGCTAATCCAACTAAAGATTTTATAGGTAGATTTTTCAATAACGCAGAATTAAAAAAAGAAACTACTGATAGAAATGCGTTTACAAGTAGAGTTAATCAATTTGTAGTTGCCGCAGAAAACCAATTAAGAGGGGGCGGCGTATTAGGGCCAAGACTTATAGAATTATTCAGACAATTAAAAATCTACCCAAGCATGGAAACAGATATGCCTGAAGAATTTCAAGCTAAATTAAGCCAAATTAAGGAAGAAATAGAAAACTCATATAATGCGGCTAATTTAAGTTTGAAATATAGAGCCCATATTGATCCGTCCCAAGTACATAGTTTATTAAATACTAATGAAGGTCAATTCCTTCCAAATACTGCATTACCTGAAACAAAGGTAAATGTGGCACCTGTTGAATTAACTCCTCCTAGTGGCGAATTAATTTTGATGCAAGATGCTCAAGGTAATAAGTTTCAAATTCCATCAAATGAAGCCCAAGAAGCTATAAATGATGGATTAACCATTGTTCAAGAGTAATCAATGAACAGATGGGACAAATATCAAGTAACAGAATCATCATCTCCTTCAGTTAGTAAATGGGATAGGTATAAGATAGCTGAACCTCAACAAACTGAAAAAGGGGATGCATGGTTACCATTAATAGGTAAATCAGCACTTAAGGGTGCAACAGCTATTGCTGATTTACCTAAACTTATTGGTAAAGGTGTAGAAGCTTTTACCAATGCTGGTAATAAAATGTATGGTGCCCCTGTTGGAATGTACGGCATGGGATTGAAACCTACAGCAGTTAAACCTAATATAGAGATCAATCAAAATGCTCCGCAAACTAATTATAGTGATTATATTCCTTCGACAGAAGATGCACGTAAGTCTTTTAAAAAATATGCAGGTATAGATTTAGAGCCAAAACCTGATAGTCCTGCTAAAAATATTGTCTCACGTGGCATAGATTTTGGTACATCTATGCTTCCTTGGGCAGCTCCTGCTAAAGGCGCAAACTTACTTCAGCAATTTGGCAATAGGGCAACCTCTGTTGGCAAAGGTGCTGCAGTAGGTCTAGGTTCAGGTGTTCTTCAAGAAACAGGAGTTAATCCATTAGCTTCTGATCTAATAGCAAGTGCTGCAAGCCCTATGAGAGCCCCTAATCCCATAAATGCAGCTAAAGGTGTTTTGAATGCTCCACGTAAAATAACGCAAAAATTCATAGGACTCGGTCCAAAAAGCCTAAATATAAAAGCGGCGCAAGCAGGACGTGATTTAGGAATTGATCTGCCTGCAGCTGTTCTAACTGATAATGTTTTAACTGGGATCGGCGATCAAGCCATTTCTAAAACTCCCATTTTCGGTAATATTTTAAAAAATAAATATGATAAGGTACATAGTAAAACTCATAAACATCTTGAAGATATTTATAGAGAAGTAGGTCCTCTTGACACACCTGAAATCGATAAGAAAATTAAAGATTTATATGATGCAAGTAGAGCCGCACTTCCTGAAGATGTTGTTGTAAAACCTTTTACATCAATCAAAGCATTAAATGATTTAGATAAAACATTAGTTTCCGATATTTCTTCCCCTGATAGAGTTAAATTAAAAGCATATGTAATGGGTTTAAAGAAAAAAATGGATCCAACTATTAGTACTCAGTATGGAGATATTAATTTGCCCATGCAAGATTACCCTATTAATAAACTAATAGATGCTAAAGTCAACCTTAATGACATTATTAAACATGATGTAAAAGGTGATGCGTTAAATAGATTAACAGGAGTCAAACATGCGATAGATACGGATTTAGCTAAGTATGGCGAAACTAACCCTGGATGGTATAAGAAGTTGAAAGAAGCTGACCTCTTATATGGAAACGTTGCAAAAAGAAAAAACACAGAAAAAAGATTAAGAAACCAAGCAACATTAGAAGGAGATGGCGATCTATCATTCGCAGCTCTTAACAATACTATTAATAATAAAGAAAACAGAAGACTCTTAAAAAGAGATTTGCCCCCTGATACGTACGAAAAACTACTTAAAATCGGCAGAATATCTCAGGCTATGGTTCAAAAAAACAGAAGAGTACCTAACCCTTCAGGAACTGCTACTACAATGGTAAGTCTTGCTTACATAGGAGGATTACTAGTGGATCCAATTACTACTTTAAGTGGTACAGGTGCAGCTGCAATCGCAGGAGCTATGGGAACGACTAGACTTTTAACTAATAAGAAATTTTTAGACTCGGCCTTAAAGTTTGCTGAAGCCGACGGCAAACATAAAATAAAAGCAGCTATGGATCTAAACAAAACAACCAAAGACATAACAGGATATACCTTAAACAGTATTTATAGAGCCGCTCAAAGGGATAACAAAGAAGAAACAGATGGATTACAACAGCCTTAAAGATGAAATTATAGCCTATACAAACAGAAATGAGCCCGCATTCGTGAGCGCAATTCCAAGGATAATAGAAAAAGCTATGAGTCGTATTTATAGTGAGGCTAAAACTCTAGGTTTTCAAAAAACCATAGAGGGTGTCATGGTACCAAACAATGAGCTTATACGTAAACCGCTTGATTATAAAATGACTATAAATTTACTATATGTAAATGACATCTCAGATGCTATATTTCTTTTAGATAGAAGTTATGAATTTTGTGTTAGTTATTGGCCCGATCCTACACTTGTAGATGAGCCTATATTTTATTCAGCTGATTTAGATGTGCCGCAGAATGATGTTGCAATGCCTTCTATTTATTTGGCTCCAACTCCGAAGGCTAATTATCCTTATAAACTTACATATTTAAGTTTTCCGCCGTTATTTAATGAACAAAATAGTCAAAATTTTCTTACCGATAAATATCCAAACTTGCTAGTATACGCATGTTTAGCAGAAGCTATTCCCTTTTTAAAATCCGATGAGCGTGGCCCTCTTTTTGAATCTTTATATAAAAGGGCGTTACAAGATGTTAATGGCGATACAAGAGAAAGATACACTGACCGTATTACTAAACGTGATAAGGATTAGTAAGTGGCAAAAAACTCTCTTTTTCCTTTAGTATATAAACCTGGTATTAAACGGGACGGTACTACTTTTCAAGCTGATTATTGCACAGACGCCCAGTGGGTTAGATTCCAAAGAGGTAATGTCAAGAAAATGGGTAGTATGAAAGGTATGAGTCAAGCTACCGTTAATGGCAAAGTTACCACTTCTAATATAGTTATTATTCCTGAAACCGGCAATAATAGCTATATGAATGCTTATATAGCTAATTCAGAGAACGGCATCCATATAATCAGATGTAATCAAAATCTCAATGAAACAGGAATTCAGACAATTTATAATGTAAATGACCCTAATATTATTTGGAAATCTGAAATTGTTATTCAATGTAATAACAAGAATATAATTTATGTAGGATCCTCTAATAAAACTAATATTAATAGTGATATAGAAGCTTTAATGATAGGTGGCCCTCTAAATTCACCCCTTGGTCAATTAGTAAAGTTACCTTATAAACGCGATGGTTTAAGTGGTCTTCTTTATGCATCTAATTATTTATTTATATATGGAGCTAATGGTTTAGTGCAATGGAGTAAATTAAGAGATCCTCTGGATTTTGAAAATTCCCAAAATCGTAATATTACGATTTCTAATGATCAGGTAGTAGATGCTAAATCTATAAGATCGGAAGGCG